GAGCCTCAAACCTGATGTAGAAATCAGTCTCTGTATTCAGAGTACCTTTAGCTACTGATTGAACTTTGTCAAAATCTAAAGAGTCATTAGACCAATTATCTAATTCATCTCTTTTACCGTTAAGAATTTTGATTATAGTTTCTTTATTCATGATATTAAGATTTAATAATTAATACAAGTAAAAAATGTTTCTTTTAAAAAAAGGAGATTACTCCCCTTTCCATGGTTGATACAACTGTGATTCACAGATGTTGTGGTCAAAGGATTCTAGTTTATCTTCAAAAGATTTTATATCCCAACCTGCATACTTACTATTAGAATCATGTGCAAATGATTCAATAGCCTGCTTATATCTATAAGCTAGACCATGATAGTCTAACCTTTTAGATTCAGAATAACTGTGATAGTTTACTGATCTGTCTACCATGCTTGCTAAATTTTTAAATGCTTTTTCAAAATTCATAACATATATTTTTTGATTTAACATAAGTAAAAAATGTTTTATTAGAGAAAACAAACAGGACTAATGTCCTGCTTGCATTTCTGACTCTTCTTCAAAAGCTCTTTCAAGTTCTAAGTTAATGAGTCTTGTGTTCTCTTCACCTAATGTGTGGAACAACTCTTCATCCTTTTCACTAATTTCAGCACCATAAAGTGCCATAGTCAATTCTTTAATAGAAATAATTAAGTCTTTCATAATGTACATTTTTAAGATTTCATATAAGTTATAAATGTTTCTAGAAGTTGTCTTTTGTAAAAAGACTAGAAAAAAAGGGAATTACTCCCCTTGATTCATTTGATCCTCTACTTGTACTACCTCTAGCTCATTCTTTCTGTACTCCAGTAGCTCATCAGGCCAAGACCAATACATACCTCCTACTACTGCTTTGGTGTGTCCTTTGACTTGTCCATTCTTAACAAAGAGGCAGTAATAACCGTCTTCTTTGTTCCAAGAGATGATTTCATGTCCCATATCTCGCCACAACTTCATTGCTTCCATTAAATCCATAATCTTAATTTTAATTGGTTTATATAAGTATAAAATGTTTTAATTAGAGAAAATAAGAGGACTACTGTCCTCTATATTTTTCATCATTTGGTGCCATAACTCCTGCAAACCAGAATACAAATCCAATTACAAACATTACAGCAGAAGCTCCGTAGTTAACTGTTGTCACTAAGGCATACCCTGCAAACCAACTAATTAGTGCCAAGCACATCATTGTATAAAAATAACTTGAATACTTTTTCATAACTTAAGTTTTAATGATTTCATATAAGTATAAAATGTTTTAATTAAAAAAGAAAAAGGCATTATGCCTCTTTCTTTAAACAAATATTAAATACTATATGAGTTGCAGTAGTATGCATTTCATATTTCTTTAATAGCTTAGCAGTGTTCCACTGATTAAGCTTTGTTTGTATAGCGGTGATTGATTCTTGATCATCAGCCTTAACAGAAACTATTTTTACTTTGAACATACCTATAGATTTAAAGTTTCACACAAGTATCAAATGTTTAGTATATATATACAATACATAGTATCACATGTAATGTAGCACACACACTCTACAATCTCTAGCATGTACATAAATCTTTTTCCCTGCAGATTTTTTTTGTCTAGATTCTATCTGATGTAGCATGTCTTTTGTATATTACATAGGGGGTAGCACCTTCTGCGCAAGTGGTGGGGGTCTAAATACTAAGTACCCTCACCTCACTCATACACAGAATAAAAATTTGGGGATTAAAAAAAAAGTTTTATATTTGGACTGAAAATTAGAACAATGGCTTATATTGAGGGTAATTTCTTTCCAATGAAAGTATTTGTTAGAGATGAATACTTATATCAGAAAAAGAAAGGTCACGGACAATTTACTGAAGCTGTAATTCTATCTGTAAGATGTATGCCTGGTCAGGCTGCTTTGTTTCAAGTGTTATTTAATAATGGTGTTGTTAGGGATAAACTTCCTTCACATGCTTTATTAACTGAACCTAAGTTACCAGAGCCAGATTTATCTTTTGATACTTTACAGATATGGAATTGCTTTTCTTATAATTTTACTGTTATGCAGTTAGAGTATTTAGGAGGAGCTAAAGTTGAGGTATATATGAAAGATCGTAAATGGTACCAAGGTGAGTATTATGCAACTATCAACTGGGGATCAAATGATGCTAACGCTGATATGACGTTAGCTGAGTATCCAGATGAGCATAAGAGTCACCATGTAATTCTTTTAGATAATGGACAGATAGCATTGCAGCCTAATAATAGGATAAAGTGGTCAGAACCTAGTTTTGTTACTAAGGACTTTCCAGAAAAACCAGATTATTTAGTATGTAATGAGTTTTATGACTGTGAGTATGCTGATAAGTGGCATACTGAAGATTCAGATCGTATGTTTTATGATAATATAAATAAAAATGAAAAATAAAGAAATAAAAAAGATTACTCGTCCAGGAGTACATGCAAAAACAAAACAATCAAAGAATAAAAAATCAAGAAATTATAAAAAACCTTATAGAGGACAAGGTAGATAAACTAAAAACTATGAAACTAGAACAACTAAAAAGTAATATACATAAACTGTCGTTTGAAGACTCAAGTGTTAAAATAGCATTATTATCAGATATACACTGGGATAATCCTAAGTGTGATAGAGAATTATTAAAGAAAAACTTAGACTATTGTTTAGAAAATAAAATACCAGTACATATTAATGGAGATATGTTTTGCTTAATGCAAGGAAAAGGTGATAGAAGAGGTAATAAATCGGATGTCAGACCAGAGCACAATAACTCAAGATATTTAGATAGTATTATTCAAACAGCTATAGAATGGTTTGAACCATATAAGGATATTCTTACTGTTATAGGTTATGGTAACCATGAGACAGCTATTATAAAGTGGCAAGAGACTGATATTTTGCAAAGGTTTGTTGATCTATTTAATTTAACGTATGGTACATCTATTTGCACTGGTGGTTATGGTGGTTGGATGATCTATGAGCTAGAAGTAGCAGGAAATACTGGTAAAAAAGTATTTAAACATAAGTACTTTCACGGATCTGGTGGAGGTGGTATCGTAACTAAAGGTGCTATAAACTTAACTAGAGCTACTGAAATGTATGAAGGCTTTGATATATTTTCTATGGGTCATATACATGAGAACTCTTGTCGTAATGATAGTATTGAAACAATAAAAACAAAGAATGGTGTCTATGGAGTAGATCTTAAAGAGATTCACTTAGCTATTACAGGTACATATAAAGAAGAATATGGAGATGGTTCTAAAGGATGGCACGTTGAAAGGGGTGCTCCACCAAAAAGTATAGGTGGTAGGATATTAGAAATCAATACTAAAAGGGAACAAAAAGACGGAGAAAGAAAAATCTTAACTAGTGTAGACAGTTATAAGTTTCCTATTTAAATAAAAATTGTATATTTGTAAAAACCAACGTAATGATAAAAGAATCTAGAATACCAAAGTTTGGAGAACAGATAATTGGTGAAACCTATACTGATGATCCAAAAACAGATGCTGAGAAAGTAACAGCTAAATTTATTGAGATAGCAGAGATATTAAAAGAAAGCTATCAAAACAATCCAAGATACGCAACAAAGAGTTTATTATTTGACCATACAGTTGGTGAATTAGTAAATGCTCACTTAAACGTAGTTAATTTAATTAATACTAAACATTTTACAGAAGAATGAAAAAAGGATTTAAACAACTAAGAGGAAAAAAGGTAATGTTAGATAGACCTGAAAAGAAAGAGTCTATGATTGAACTAACAGTAGAATCTGAAGCAGCACATGATCAAGAACTAATGAAGTCTTGGACTAAACTTAATGTTTATGCTGTAGGTACAGAAGTTGATGATATTGAAGAAGGTGACAAAGTTTATGTATTTGTAAATGCTTTAGCTCACGCAGAAGTAGTAGTCATTGATAATAAAAAGAAAATGATTGTTAATTTAGCTGATATTTTAATTGTTTGGTAATGGGATATACAATAGATGACAACGGTAAAAAAGTAAATTACTATAACACAGATCATGAAGCTCTACAAGATTTTTATAAAAGAGTTTCAAGTAGTAGTGATTCAATAAAACCTAGCTATTATAATGTAAATGATACTTATGAAGTATTTAATGTTTTAGAAGCATGGGGTTTAGATAAAGATTTTTACTTAGGTAATGTAATCAAATACGTAGTCAGAGCAGGGAAAAAGAATCCTGAGAAGTATAAAGAAGATTTAAACAAAGCATTAATTTATTTGCAAAAACGCATTGATAGTATCAAATAAGTTTATATATTTGTATATGTTCATGTTTTAAGTTAATTGTTCTCAAAAAGAAATCCTCTTGTAAATCAAGGGGATTTTTTGTTTAAACCTTTGTTATTATAAACTTTTTTAGTATATTATAGTATAACTTTATATACGTATATCATGAAAAATTTTATCCCTAAAAGTCCAGATAAGTTTCTTAAAAAAGATGCTGATATGTCATTAGCTAAGTTTGGACACCTTAACGAGATTGTATCTGTAATTAATCAAACTACTAACAACGTTCATGCTGATAATGCAGCTGCAGTTGCTGCTGGTTTAGAAGTTGGAGATTTTTATTCAACTGATGGAACAGGAGCAGCACCTTTAAATGTTGCTGGGATAGTTATGGTTGTAGTTTAAATCTTTAAAACAATAATAAAATTATGGTTATTAAATATAAAGTAACCATAATTTTATTGTTTTAAAATAAACTAAAAATAAAAATAATTAAAAAATGTCTATAGGAAATAAAAAATCAGACGGTAATAAATCCTACAATACTCCTTATCAAAGGAGAATGTTGCTTGGAGAACAACTATCTTATGATGAGTTAGTTAGTATTAGAGGAGCACTAGGTACATTAATTACCTTAATTGAAGCAGATCAAGATTATGAAGCAAAACTTGTGATTGATCAAGGTGGTGCTGGGGAAACTTGGCTAGAAGTTAGAATATGGAATCCTGATACACAAACTTGGGAAATTCCAGAATATGCTAGACCTGGTAGTAATACTTTTTACCAACTAGGAGATCCAGGAGGGCCAGTTGCCCCATTAGTATACATTAACCCAAATACTTATTTAGCGCAAATTGTAACTAATACAACAGGTGCAGCAAGAACTCCAAATGCAATTAGAACATCAGCATCAGGTAATGTTAATACAGTTGCAGCTACTTTTTATTCAGTATCTGTAGCTAACGTAGGAACTGCTGATGGAACTATATTAGGAGGTACAGTATTAAAGTCAGGAGAAATTATCAACTTTGATTCTGGTAGCTTAAATAATACATTTAATTCTTTTGCATATGATGCAACAGGGACTGAATTTATAATTACTTTTATATCTTAATGCCTAAAGGAATTAACATATTTAACTTTGTACCTAGTACAACAGGAATTGTTCAAACTGAGTTTATAATGTTAGTAAAAACTGATAACGCTGGTATTTCAGCAAGTGATTCATTTATTATTCCAACGACTGGAGTAGGTTATAATTATGGGGTTGACTGGGGAGACGGAAATATTTCAGCTGGAGTAACTGGTAGCGTTCAACATACTTATGCAAGTGCTGGAACTTATACAATTAAAATTAGTGGTGACTTTCCTAGAATTTATTTCAATGGTGCTGGTAGTAGTGATGCTCTAAAATTATTAGAGATACAAAATTGGGGGAATATTGCATGGGGGACTGATGTTAGAGATAGTTTTGACGGCTGTTCAAATATGCAATTAACGGCAAGTGATGTTCCTGATTTAAGTAGTTCTTTAGTATTTAGGGAGTTTTTTAACGGATGTACTGCTTTTACTGGAAATAATTCTATGCAAAATTGGGATGTTTCAAGCATGGGAGACGCTCGTTTATTTTTTATAAATAGTAGTTTCAATACTGATATTAGCGGCTGGACTACAACAGGGATTAATAACATGCAACAAATGTTTCAAAATACACCGTTTAATTATGACTTGTCTGGCTGGAGCGTAAATAACGTGACTACTATGTATCTATGTTTTTTTGGTTGTTCAATAAATCAAAATTTAGGTTCATGGAATTTGAGAACTTTTGGGGTTAATTTATTGAGTATATTTAGAGACTCAGGAATGAGTACAGCTAATTATACAGATACGATAGTAGGCTGGGCGAATTATGTTTTTGTTAATGGTGGTCCTTTAAATACAAACATGGGAACACAAACATCAATGACATTTGACACATCGCGAAGTGGTGGAGCTAACTTTGCTAACGCTGGAGCAGCAAGAACTTATTTAACAACAGCTACTCCTACTGGTGCTGGTTGGACTATTTCAGGAGATACAGTAATATAAAAAGATATGTTAAAACAAATAGTAGATAGAGACACTTGGTACATTGCTCACAATGAAGATTTAAGTGTAGTACATTATGGCTTTTGTGCCAAAGGAACTGCTTTAGATAGTGGACAGCCAATAATAGAAGAGTTTGATAATGAAGCTGACTGGCTTATACGTTTAGAAGAATTAGGAATAACACCTGAAGAAAATTAATAAAATATAAAATGGCAACAGACATAACTAAAATAAAACCACAGATACTCATTCAAGATGAGGGAGTAGATCTTACAAGAAGAGATATTATTGATTTTGTGGGAGCAGGAGTAACTGCTACAGACGATGCTTTAAATAATAAAACAATAGTAACTATTCCTGGAGGTGGGGCTACTGGTATATGGGGTATTGCAGATGCTACTGGTACTTATACTTATTATTCAGACTTAGGTACTGCTATAGCAGCTGCAACTTCAGGAGACGTAATAGTATTATTTACTAATTACACAGAGACAGTATCAAGTTCAGTTTTTTATAAAAATGGAGTAAACATTAACCTTAATGGACATACATATGAGTATGCTGTAGCAGATATAAATGATACTCTTTCTGATGGTGGTTTAGCAGCTACAGTAACTATATTTAATGGTACTTTAAAAAGAACAAATAGTTCTGCTCCTACTAATACTACAGGAGTATGTTTAAAAGTATCTAATGCTTCTAGTAATGTAACTTTACAGGGAGTAAATGTAATAGCAGAAGACGGTTCCAATGCTTGTATAATACAAGGAGGAATATTAAGAGGAGGTTACTTTAGACAAATAGGAGCTGTTGCTGGTAGTACTTATGGCTTTCAATTAACAGGAACATCTGAAGCTATTAATGTTAATGTTCACTCTGATACTAAACAAAACAGAATAGATACTGGAACTGTAAAAGATAGTTATTTTAGAGGTGACGGTGACTTTGGACTAAATCTTCAAAATGGAGCTCAAGCATATAACTGTACGGGCTATTCTACTGCTGCTGCAGGATTAATTACCAATGGACTAGCTTTTAATTGCACTGGAATATCAATAGCTGATCGAGGAATAGATACAGCAGTAAATGGGGAATTAAGAGATTGTACTGGATATTCTACAGCTAGTGCAGGAATACAATATGATGGAGAAGCTTTTAATTGTAAAGGTTATTCTACTGCTGGAAATGGAATACTAGCTATCTCTACTGCTTGTAGAGGTTATAATAATATAGCTTATTCTACAGCTGGTAATGCCTATACTGTTAGGGGTAACGTAGTAAAATGTTCTGCTATAAGTACAGCAACGCCAGGCAATGCTTTTAATAATAATAGCAGTAATAGTGAGATTGTGGACTGTTACGCGGAGGTAGCAGATGCGGCTTCTTATGGTATTAATGCAGTGTTTGCTGATCTATACGTAGTAAATTTAAAAGGTAAGGGAATGACTACCTTATTAAACATAAATTCTAATTTACAAGTTAATACAGAAGATAACTTTGGTAATATATTAATAGGATAAAATAAAATAAAATGGCAAAAGAATTAAAACAATCAGTAACTCAGTATAACATTGATGAATTTGTTCCAGTAAGAGCAATTGTTCAATTTATTGATTCTGAGACAGCAGAAGAAGCTCAAGTTATTGTAAACTATGCTGATTTAAGTGCTGAAGAAAAAGCAACATTTGATGCTTATAAAACTTTGTGTGAAACTCTAATGAATAGATAATTATGGCATATACAGCATTAAGTTTAGGATATGAGCCTCAAGCAGGTTTTGAATATTCAGGTACTACAGATAGTTCTGCAGATTGGGGATTAGTACCAAATGATAGTTACTTTTTTGATTTAACAGAAAATCAAGTATTTTACAAAGATTCTGGTGGT